TATGTTTGCGATCATCTCTGATCTTACCAGTATCAGCGTCATATACAAGCTTATTACGGTAACGAGCCATAATATCTTTCATATATGTTTCTGCTTTACCACGAGGTAAGTTACCAACATCAATATAGAATATACGTCTTTCGGGTGCTCTCGACAGTCTATAGATGACTAGAGAGTCTTCCATCATACGTAACTGGTTAATAGGTTTTAGTGCTTTGTGTAGATGTGATACAACTCTTTTACGATCAACATCTAATAAGCCTGAAGTAACATAAGATACTGAGTCATTAGAAAGCTTGATGCCTTGGTTCATTCCACCAGGTTTTTCTTGATAGATATAAAACTCATTTACCTTTTCGATAAGAGTAGCCCCAGTCGCAGGATCTTTTTTCTTAGTTACTTCTTTTACTTTTCTTATTTTAGTAGCATCAATAGGACGTATCTCTTGAATACCAGCTTTGAGATTTTTTTCGTCTACTACTAAGTGGTGATATATTCTACCGTCAATGTACCAACGTCTAAAGATATCATGTCCCAACTCATTAAACTGAAGCATTGAACAAATAGCGTCAAACTCTTCAGTCATAGCCTTTTTAAGTTGGTCACTCACACCTTCAACGTGATCTAATATAAGTGATACTGGAGATTCGTTTTCGTTTGCCACAACACTTTCATTTACAATATCCTCAATCGCTGCATCCACTTCAGGGTGAGTTGCAACAGCACGGTACTGTCTAATGTTTTGTAAGTTGTCTTTTGCATGGTCTCCTTCACCAAGGTTTACATAAGTACCATAGTGAGCACCAGCAGCAGTAACATAGCCTGCACCATCCTGATCAACAGGTGGCACGATAGATTGCATTTTCTCTGCATTCTTATCTTTAGCACGTTTTATTTCAAAACCAAATAATCTGAGTCCGCTCTCTTCAGCCATATTAATTCCTAAAAAGTAAGTTAAGAGGGACCATTACAGTCCCTCAAAAGTATTTATAGTGGTTTAAGAAGTCGTTGCGGCTTCCCAGTATTGTACTTGGAACTCAACTGAGAAACGTTCAATCTCGTTTTCAGTTGCATAGTTCAAGTCAATAGCTGAGATAGCTGTTGGGAAACAACCTCTAAAGTTATATGTCTTCAATGTAGAACCGTCTTTGTCGATTTGCTCAACAATAAGATCTGCTTCGTAATCAACAGGATTTGTTAGACCAGTATTTGCAGAATGTGCATTCATACCGTTCATCCAACGCTCCATTGCATCACGAACATTAAAGTCTGTATCGTTAATAATAGTTGGTGTCCATACATCAAATGTACGATCACCTGCCATTTTTAACTGTCTACCACGGAAAGGAACAATAATCGTCCCCATTGTGGAAGCAGGTAACTGTGCTGCTTCACACAAGAACGATGTTAGTTCTACATCGCCATTTGCATAACCAGGGAAGTTGATTGTCGCCTTAAATAGATTAGGACGCGCACCACCGCCACGTAGTTTTGCTTTGAAATCATCAACGCCTAAAACTGCCATCTTCTATCTCCTTATACCTGTCTTCCAGCGACTTCTTCGAAGTCAACACCAGATCTGACCGCTACAAAGTTTAGAGTGATGTAGTTGATAGAACGTGCAGGCTTAATGAACACATTAGCTACAAATTCGTTTCTATCAATCACTGCTGCAGTGTTATTTGTTTCATCGCATACGACTCTAAAGTCTGTGATACCCCTACGTCCCTTGATCTCTCTTAGGAATGGCTCTACGATGTTTACAAATTCAGCTCTTGTGAATTCATCGTTCAGTTCAAACAATGTGTTTCTAGCTGCCGTAGCAATGGCTCTTTCGACAACATTAAATAGACGGCGGACATTGATACGATCAAATGCAGATGGTCTATTCATGTGTGTCTTATCACCGTAAAGCAATACACCCTGGCCAGGAAGATTTGCAATAGGATTGATACCTGCTTTATAGAGAGTATCTCTTTGAGCTTTAGTCGGTGTATAAGCTAGTGATGTGACTCCTACATATGCACCACGACGTGAACCTGCTGGTGAGAACCAAGGAGCAGAGTTTGCGTCAGAAGCAGCCATGATACCTGCAGTTGATGAAGCAGCTGGGATGTTAACATATTTGTCATTATACTTATCATAGACTTTCAAGTAGTTGTTGTCCATGAATAGATATGAGCTGTATGTCAAGTTACCTGCATCTGAGACGGTTGTTGTTACAGGATCGCTTACGCCCACAACTGTGTCTCTTGCTGGTGAAGATACAACGACTGCATCTTTACGAGTTGTTCCTGCTGTCGTGATAAGGTCATTCACAAGAGTTGTGAGTGTATCACCTGAATCAGCTTGAGGTGCAATCAAGAAGTCTAGTTGAATAGTATCTTTGTCTTCAAAGGCATCGAAGCCTGTAAGATAGTCTGTTGTAGATGCGTTACTCTTAACACCACCTACGAGTGAATAACTACCTGTAGAATCAACTACGTTATTCATCCAAATATATTCAGACTGTCTGTTAATGACCTCTTTCATGTAGTTGCTTGATCCATCAGTATTAGTAGCTGATGCAGTAGCTGAGACATATGGGAATCTTTCTAGAACAGTACCTGCTGTTCCTGTAATAACCCCATCTTGGTCAAGCACTAGAACGTGATGTTCTTCTCCAGTTGGAGCTCCATCAAATTGTGCTTTATAAGCTGCTGTCCAATTTGCCCAGTTTGTTCCATCTGACCAAACAACTTGTAGTGAATTTCCTAAATCACCAGGGTATTTCGCAAAAACGTTACCCGATGAAAATGTTCCGTTATTCCAAGCATCACTGTTTTTAATTTGAGTTGCAGCAGCACTGCTGTCACATGCGTTTACCGCAGCTGTATCAACAACTCTTACTGTTTGTAATGCATTGGCGTATTTAAGAAAGTATGCAGCAGACAGGAAGTCTACAGCATAGCTATCGCTAGGCGCCCCAAATGTTTCTGCAAGCTCAGCCTCATTTGAGACTAGAGTTGCTACCTCAGCAGGACCCCAGCGGAATTCGCCAGCATACGCGCCAGTTGTCGATTGTACATTAGGCACACCGCCTGTAAGATCAACTTCTTTGACGACAATAGCTGGAGACTCTGAAGGTGTACCAATTGCCATGTTTCGTTCCTTTTCCAGTAATCGAATTATAAGTTTACATAATACGGAATTCAATTACTTCTATTTATATATTTTAATTTTTAGTAAATTGAGCCCCACTCTTCGGACAGTTTTCTAGTTTGCCAGTTATCAAGTTCGTCTTCTCTTTCGACCATGTCGATTCCATCATCTATGAATCCAAATGGCAGAACATCATCCTCAATTTGTTTCATCTGCTGCTCAAACATCATGTTTTTTATATCAACGTCTGTAAGCTGTGTAAAGTAGTTACCTGTAGCAAAATAGCCGAACATAACTAAATTCATCACCAGATCATCGTGGTTACCGTCTGAAGCCTCGTAGGATGATCCTTTTGCTACAAATGTAGAACACTCTAGTATTGTATTATGATCTACAATCTCTAGTTTATTCTCTTCAAGTAAATCCTTTAGACCAGAACAACCAATACGTTTGACCTTTCTATTCATCTCAACGCCTAATCTATTTGACTTAACAGTAGATTCTACAAACAGATTTTCATATTCTAAATCATAATAAAGTCCATTACAAACGATTGTTCCTTGATCATTTGATTCTACAACAACCCACGATTCGTTATAGACTTTCGCATATTTATAAATAATGTTTGGGAAGAGTAATGGAGAGATAAGGTTATTGCGATACACAGCAACCTGTTTAAAAGGCCGAGCGCTAATATCGATCACATTAAATGTAGAATAGTCCTGTCCTCTTCCCTTCGAAACGTCTACAGTCATCACGTATTGATGATTTTTCTTTGGTTCTTCGTAGATCCAAACACTATTTCCTTCTATTAATTGCTTATAAGGCTGTGCTCTAAAATTCATGAGCGTTTCAGCATTTATAAGTGTATCACCTGTCCCGAAGAATGTATTACCAAACTCTTGGTCAAATTGGAGCTGGCTTGTATTAGCTATGGTTTGTTTTTTCCATTCCTCATCTCTTTGAGGAACATCCCACCAATCAACTCTAAAATCCTTAAACTCATTTACGCCTTGAACGGCACCTTCCCATATTTTATGAAACTGATTGCCAATACCATTAGCCGTACTTGTAATAATTACCTTCGTATCTTTACCTGATGAGATAACGGGGTAGGTTGATGTATAGAATTCGGCAGCATTCTCTACAAACGCAAACTCGTCAAGATATAGAAGATTGACAGACATACCACGAATAGATGAACCAGACGTAGCTGCTGATACAATTCTACTGTTATTACTAAATTCTATGGATCTTTTGTTAAGAGCCTTGCAACCTGGTTGTAAAAAGAACGGTAAGTTCTCTAGCATGAGAGTTACTCGTCCGAGCATCTCCTGTGCCGTCGCACCTTTGTTTGCAAGAATGGCAATAACTTTTTCTGGATGGAATAACGCATACCAAAGTAGATAGGCAACAGAACTAATAGACTTACCAGATTGGCGGCAAGCGAGTACTATGCTAAATCTGTTGTCGTTGAAATGCTCAAACATTCTCTCCTGATATGGATAAAGTT